CGGTCCAACCGCGCGAGCATAGCATCGTTGGTGAAGGCTTTCCGCGTCACCGAGGCCAGCAAGGCGACGGTGCCTCCGATCAATGCGGTGATGGCCGATGTCAGGCCATGGTCGCGGAAGGCTTGGCCCACTTCCTGCAAAATGGTGGTTTGTTCTGTCATGGTGTTGATTTCCACTTAGAAGTGAGCCGGTTTATCGAATAATTTCCACTGAGAATTGAGCCATGTGACCCTTCCCCCAGCGCGCTGCGCCACGGGGAGCAATGGAGTGATACACATGGGACTTTTGAACATAATCCGACGCATGTCTTTGCGCGAGAAGCTATCGATCCGGGAGATTTCGCGCCGGACTGGTTTGTCGCGCAACACGATTACGAAGCATTTGAACGCGGGCACGATTGAGCCGCAGTTCACGACGCCAGATCGGCAGAGCAAGCTTGATCTTTTTGCTGATAAATTGGCCGGATGGCTAAAAACTGAAGCTGGGAAGTCGCGCAAGCAACGGCGAACAGCGAAGCAGCTGCATGAGGATTTGGTGAAGCTGGGCTACACTGGGTCCTACAATCGGGTCGCAGCGTTTGCCCGTGACTGGCGATTTGATCGGCAGCGAGAGAGCCAAACAACGGGGCGTGGCACCTTTGTGCCTTTGACTTTCCGCCCAGGGGAGGCGTTCCAATTTGACTGGAGCGAGGATTTTGCGGTTCTGGCTGGTGAGCGCACGAAGCTACAGGTCGCCCATATCAAGCTGTCTCACAGCCGCGCTTTTGTGATCCGCGCCTATTTGCTGCAAACCCATGAGATGCTGTTTGACGCCCATTGGCATGGCTTTCGGGTCTTCGGCGGCGTGCCTGAACGTGGCATTTATGACAATATGGCACCGCGGTCGACCGTATCGGGCGCGGCAAGGAACGGCAAATCAACATGCGTTTTTTGGCCATGACCAACCATTATGTGTTTGGGCCGGAGTTCTGCAACCCGGCGGCAGGGTGGGAGAAAGGTCAAGTTGAGAAGAACGTCCGCGATGCTCGTCACCGGTTTTGGCAGCCTATGCCGGAGTTCCCCAATCTGATGCGCTGAATGATTGGTTGGAGCAGCGCTGCATGGAGATGTGGCATGAGATTCCGCATGGTGGGCTGCCCGGCAGTATTCTGATGTTTGGGCCGACGAACAGGCGGCATTGATGCCATTGCCCTGCGCCTTCGATGGTTTTGTCGAGCACAGCAAGCGCGTCTCGCCCACATGTCGATCAATTTTGAGCGCAATCGTTACAGCGTTCCGGCGTCATTTGCGAACCGCCCGGTGAGTTTACGGGTCTATCCCGAGCGGCTCGTTGTCGCCGCCGAAGGACAAATCCTGTGTGAACATCCACGCTTCATTGACCGCTCACATAAGCAATTGCCGCGCACGATTTATGACTGGAGACATTATCTGGCCGTCATCCAGCGCAAACCTGGTGCCCTGCGCAATGGCGCGCCGTTCACGGAATTACCCCAGGCGTTTAAGCAGTTGCAGGAGTTGATGCTGCGGCGCCCTGGTGGTGATCGCGAGATGGTCGATATTCTGGCCTTAGTTTTGCATCACGATGAACAAGATGTGTTGGCCGCCGTGGAAATGGCACTGACCGAAGGCGTTGCGACCAAAACCCATGTGCTGAACCTGCTTCACGCTTGGTGGATGGCAAGGTGACCGGCGGTCCTGACATCGACACGCCGCAGGCCTTGATCCTGCGTCTTGAACCCAAAGCCAATGTCGAACGCTATGACGGTCTGCTGCCCAAACAGCCGGAGGTCGCCATGCGTCATGATCCTGCAAGTGGCGCAATCATCATCATGCTCCGCAGCCTGAAGATGTATGGCCTAGCGCAAGCTGTCACCGACCTGATGGAACAGGGGGCGCCAGCCTTTGAGGCCGCTGTGCCAATCCTGTCCCAATTGCTCAAAGCCGAATTGGCTGAGCGCGAGGTGCGGTCTATCGCCTATCACATGAAGGCTGCCCGCTTCCCAGCTTACAAGGATCTCTCAGGCTTTGATTTTGCCGCCAGCGAGATCAACGAGGCAACTTGCGCCAATTGCACAAATGCGAGTTCATGGATGGGGCGCAAAACATCGTGCTGATCGGAGGCCCAGGAACGGGTAAAACCCATGCCGCAACAGCCCTTGGCGTGCAGGCCGTCGAACATCACCGCCGAAAGGTGCGCTTCTTCTCGACCATCGAATTGGTCAACGCGCTTGAACAAGAAAAGGCCAAGGGAAAGACCGGGCAGCTTGCCGAAGGCCTTACCAAGCTCGACCTCGTGATCCTTGATGAGCTGGGATATCTGCCGTTCAGCGCATCAGGCGGGGCGCTGCTCTTCCATCTGTTGAGCAAGCTTTACGAGCGCACCAGCGTCGTGATCACCACAAACCTCAGCTTCAGCGAATGGGCCACCGTCTTCGGCGATGCCAAAATGACCACCGCTCTGCTCGACCGACTGACCCACCGCTGCCACATCTTGGAGACCGGAAACGACAGCTTCCGCTTCAAGGCAAGCTCAGCCGCTGCGGCCCGAAAAAGGAAGGAGCCCAGCATTGTCTTGACGCCAGCATAACTCGCGGAACATAACCTAAAGGTGGCTCACTTCTCGATGGAAAACCCGGCTCACATTTGCGTGGAAATTAACAGCCCAGCGCGCCCAAAGGTTGTCGACCAGCTTGTTCAGGGCCTTGTCTGCGCTGGCCGCGCGGGGCCGAATGCCGGTTCCGACGAGGCTGTTGACCAGCACCGAGACCGCCTTGGCTGCCATCGGATTGTTGCGCACCAGATCCCGCATCCGGTCGCGCAGGACCGGCGCGGCCATACCGATTTCGGCATCAGCCGCCTTGCCACTGGTGGTCCAACCGTCCGTTCCGCGCCCTTTGGCTGACCCGTCATAGGCGCGCCGCAGATTGCCCAGCGCGATACGGGCCGCATAGCGTTGCGAGGCAGCCTGCGGCGAGATCAGCGCCACCGCCCGATCAATCAGGCCCCAACGGATCGTGGGCGGAGTTTTGGTCACCGCTCACCCCGACGGAAACTGGCGAAGCCTGCGACCGGTAAGGGCGATCCACCGGCCTGTGCCATTTCTGACTCGATGATGCGCATCCGCGACAGCAGATCGGCGGCATTGCCATATTCCACAGTCCGGCCGTCCGAGGTCACGCGCAGGGTGCCTGCGGCATAGGCTCGCTTCAATGCATCCAGTTCACTTTGCGTCCAAGCCATTTCAGAACCATTTCTTTCTTGGGCCCATCCACGGGGCGGGGCGTTTCGTCTGTGTTGTGGGCGCGGGTCGGTTGGGTTGACCGGCTGGCAGCGCTTCAGCCGTTCCGGTGGTCATCTGGGCTTCCAGCTGCTCCCAGCGCAGGTTGTCCCAGCGGTCGATCCCCATCAGCCAGGCGGCAGCGCGGGCATAAACCCTGCAATCCAGCGCCTCGTTGCGCTCGCGGGTCTGCTGCCATTCCAGCTTCTGAAACCCTTGCCGGGTCTTGATTGTCATCAGCTGCTCGGCGGTGAGCTGCTTCATCCACTCCGCCGTGGTGCCCTTGGGAATGTGCACAAAACCGTGCGGCCATTCGGCCCCCTCGGCTAGTTCCTCATCTGTTGGGGCGATCAGGCGCAGGAACCGGTAGGTTTCCGACTTGAACACCGCCCCGGCCACTTTCCATAGCTGCACCCCGCGCCGCAGTTTGCGCCCGGCCTCGGTCACTTCGACATAGGTCGGACCATCCACTGGCGTGCTGCGGTCAAACCCTGCCACGCCTTTGATGGCGATGACCTGTCCGCGCCCGGCCGATCGGACCCATGAATAGACGGCGTCGGTGGTGACCCCGTCGCCGGAGTCGATTGCCATGCGCGCTAGCGCCATTCGGCAGCCCGCAGCGTGCTCCCATGTCTGGCTCAGAAACTCGGACAATTGCGCCCAAACCTCCGGCCGCGCCGTGTCGCCTTCCAAAACAACATGATCGACCAGCCAGGAGCGCAGATTGCGGCCCCAACCCCAGACATCGACCTCGACCCTGTCGCGCTGCACATCCGCCCCGGCGGTTAGGAGCAACACACCTTCCGGCGCGATCCCAAGCTGCCAATCAGCGCGCCGTTCATAGAGCCGCTGCCAATCCGGCGCTTCGCCGCGTTCCTGCCACGTCTCGCCAAGGATCGTGTTCTTCAGCGTCTTTAGCGCAGCATCATTGCCCAGCGCGCCTTCCCATCCGCGGGCGATCTCCTCCCAGGACAACCACCCGAGCGGCGAATAGAGCCCAGAAATGTGATACCCAACCACGCCCGCCGCCTTTGCTGCCGCCTGTACGTCGGGCGCAGCGGTCGCCATCCAGCCCGCGCCGTTCTCCTCTGCCATCATCCATGTCTTGTGCCGCTCCGCGATCGGGGCGTCGCAATGTTCGCACAGATACTGCGCCGTCTCGGCCTTGCCCGGCTCCCAGCGCAGCCGCTCAAATTGCAACCATTGCAGCCCACCGCAATGCGGACAGGGCACGTGATAGCGCTGCTGGTCGGACAATTCCCATTCCCTCTCAATCCGGCTCAAGCCTTTCAAGGTCGGGGTTGAGGCCAGAAACACCTTGCTGCGATGCCCGAAGCTGATGGTCCGGGCCTCGGCCAGGGCGATCGGGTCACCTTCGCCGTCGACATCGCCCGGATAGGCATCGACCTCGTCCAGAAACACCCAGCGCGCAGGCATTGATCGCAAGCCCACGGCAGAGTTCGCACCGGTCAGGATCAACTGCCCGCCGGGAAATCGCTTGCCGAGAATGGTATTCCCGGCATCCCGCGACCGCGACGGCAGGACCAGCGCCCGCAAATCAGGGCTTTCCTCAATCAGCGGATCGATCCGCTGCTGCGACAGGCGTTTCGCCAGATCGACCGTCGGTTGCACCGCAAGGAAGGGCCCCGGGGCACGGTGCATGCAAAAACCAATCCAGTTGTTCCCGGCCTCCGTGGCCCCAACCTGAGCTGCCTTCATGAACACCACCCGTTGCGCAGGGTGGCGCGGCGACAGCGCATCCATCACCGCCTTCATGTAAGGCGTGCGCGCGGTGCGATAGGGCCCGGCTTCCGACGCCGCCCGGGACGAAAGCACCCGGTGCCGGTCTGCCCATTGCGACACGGTCAGCGACGGATCGGGCGCCAGACCGGCCATCCAGGCGCGTCGGACCTCTTCCGCGCCTTCAAACGCTTCAGCGGAGCTCAATCTTGACCTCCGCCATTTCAGCCAGATGGGCGCGCAGATATGTGTCCAAAACCTGCTCCATCCGGTGTGCATCGACGCCCAATTCTGCCGCCATGTTCGCCGCGACCCGGGGCGGCCAGTTCAGCCAGGCATCGCGTTCGCGCCGTGCCAGATCGAACACCATCGCCGTTGCCCGAGCGCGATCAATCACCTCGGCCTTCATCTTTTCCAGCCGCACCTTGGCGGTCTGGGCCTTCAGAACCTCATTCGCCATCCGGGCGCGCAGGAACGACACCTCCCCGCCGCTGGCCTCAGCGCCGCCTGGATCAGTGCCCGCATCGCGTAGCGTATCGGCCACCGCTTTTAGGGCCGCCTGCGGCACCGGTTTGGTCGCGGTTGCCCGCGCCGTTCCTGCTGCCGTTTCCGCGCCCATCTGGCGGGCGTGCTGGCCGCGTTGCTTGGCCGGATCGGTCTGGGCGCCCCATTCGGCATCGGCGCGATCTGGATCGATCGTGCCGTCCGGCAAGGTCGTGATCCGCCCCGTGGCGATGGCTTTGCGCACCGCCGCCTCTGAGACGCCGCGCTGTGCTGCATAGCTTCGGCGAGACACTCCCATTCTGATCGAAACCTCATTTATTCAGTGACTTAGGAGTTGCTCTCTTTTGAAATCAACCGCTGTCTGCAGCCATCGCAACGCAACGGAGATCGCCATGAAGCCTCTGACAACACACGAAGAATTCTGCCTGAAGAACGCCGCCCACTTTGTTGCCGCCCGTGGCCGCACGCCCACCACCCGCACGCGCGAGCAATTCGCGACGCTGCCCGAGGCACAGGCCTTTGGCGCCACGATCGGCGACGGCCGCACCATGATCTACGCGGTCACGACCCTTGGCCATTCCGCCCACATCACCAACGCCTGAAGGAACCTTACCATGAAAACCAAAGCCCTCACCGCCGCGCAGATCGACATGCTGGCCCAGCGCCTTTCCGAAAGCCAGATCGAACCCAGCGTCAGCACTAAGAAGGCGGGCGACAGCCTTGCCCGCTTGCTGGCGGCGCAGATCGGCAACGACCGCGCGGGCCTTGCCTTTACCTCGATCATGACTGCCGCCACTGCCGAGCAGGCCGAGGCCCGGCTGACCTTGGTGCTGGACTACGGCAACACCGAACCAGCGAACGAGGCTGCGCCTGTCGACGAACCGAAAACCACAACCGCACCGGCCTCTGGCAAGCGCCAAGCCATCCTCAATCAGGCGCATACCGGCGCACTGCCGCCCGCGCCGGATTTCTCCAAACCGACGCACGCCCGGTTCCGCGCCAAATTGGCCCAGATCGTGGCCTTGGCCGAGGCGGGCGACATCGCCGCGCTGCAGGCCTTCGAGATCAATCCGGTGTCGTCCAGTCCCAAGGCCATCGCGCGCTACCGCGACCTTTGTGTGATAGCCATCTTGGCCCGCACGCAGGTGGCGGCATGAAGATCACCCGCGAGTTCTGCCCGGGCGACCGGTATGTATATGATTTTGGGCTTTGCAGCTATGAGAAGGGCTGGGCGCAGGTCGACACGGCACAGGACGCGTCGTATTTCGGTACTTGGGCCAATCCGACGCGGCTGATGATCTTCAGCTATTGTGAGGGCGACACGACTTTGAAGGAGGCCGCGTCGCCTGAGGAGTTTGCCGCCGAACTGCGGGAGATAGATGCCTGGAACCGGGCCAACGGATATGGTCCGGGGCGGATCGATCCGGGGTTTGATCCGGCGATGAGAGCGGCGTTTGATCGACTTAGTTTAGCCGATCTTTTTTATTGATACGGTTCTTAGATCGAATCAGATGAGGTAATTGAAATCTGCTAGACGTTGATGTTTCCACATTTGTTGGGGGTTATCGGTCTTTATTGCTAAGGCGAAAGCTGAAAGCACTTCATTCAAGGGAGCTTGTATCAACTCGCGTGCTACCTGATTTTTCCCGTCTTTGTGGTAGGTCTTTTCGATCATGCGATGACTCATCGCTCTAAGTGCCGCCTGCTCTGTTTGACCGCGATTGTCGACTCTGGCGCTCGCAATTATGATCCAGTCCGAGAAACTACCATATTGATGATTGCATAGGTTTCTCTCGCGCTGATCGGTGTCGACTGCATTGCCAATTTTTAATATTTTTCCGTGCCGTGATGCAGCTACATATACAAAGCCCGGTCGATTGTGTCGGGTAACAAAGGCTATTTTTTTCGGATCACATTGGACACAGTGGCCAGCCCTTGTCCGTATCCTGTGTCCCGATTTCTGACAGGGACTGCCAAGTACAAGATCGAAGCCAAGTTGCCTCGCTTTGTCTTTCCAAACTGCGGAAGTTTCAACCTTGCATCGTATATTTCATCGTCCAAAAAGCCATGCCGGTTTAAAAATAAAATTTCGCTTGCTGTAAGCTCGCCCGGAACCATTTGCGCTTCCTTTCGTAAATTACAGCTTCACTGATTTCAGTTCACATCTTCGAACGAATGAAGTCAACCTTATGGCTTCGGCAATGGCGCCACATTCCAGAACAACACCAGTCCCGGCCCGCGCATCGCCAGGCACAACTCCCATGCCTTCGCATCATAGTGAGGGTCTGCGGGGAAGGGTGCACCCATTATCGCCACCTGACCGAAAGCTCTGGGATAAACGTGGATGCGAGCCGCGGCGACATCCTTCGGTGCCAGTTCCCGCCCAATCTGCACAACATGCCTTTTGGCTTTCGGCCAGGCCAATGCCAACCCTCGTGCAAGAACGCCCGATCCTGCTGCGCACCAGACCTCGTCCGGTTCAAGCCCTGTGGCCAGTGCGGCCACCGCGATGGCTTCGGTCGCGCCGGAGATGTCAGCGCCGAAGGGGATCAGCGATGCCCCGCCGTCGCGGCAGTACTGGCGTGCCCGGCTTTGTACGACGGTGAGATATCCGGGCGACACCGGGACCACCTTCGCCCCCAATCGTGCCGCTTCCAGCGTCCGGGCATGTGGTTTCGCGCGCTGTGCGACAAAGATCGTGGCCTTCTTGCCCAGCGCCCTGGCGACATGTGCCAGGGCGGTTTGCGCGCCGCCTTCGGGCGGGCTGGCATAGACAGCCTCTTGCACCCCGTCGAACACTTGCCCGATGAAGCGGGCCTTGGTTCCGCCGGGATGTAGGTCATCACGGACGACCCAGATCCCCGAATGGGTTTGCACGATCGGGACGGTCATTCTTGGGGTGCCTCGTCGCTGGTGCCATCGGCCTCGTCGATCTCGCCGAACTCCACCCGACCGATGGCTTCGGTGGCGCGCTTGGGGTCGCCCTTGCAGAACACCAGCACGTTCTGATGGGTGCGGCCGAGCTTGCGTGACGCCTCGAATTGCCGCCCTGCGCGGATCGGCAGCGATCCGACGGCGGTGACAAGGATCGCGTCGTTGTAGAACCGGGCACCTGCGGCCTCAAAAGCTTCGACCGTTTTGCCAGGCAGGTTGACGAAGAATCCGCCCGCGTCGCGCACATCGCCAATTACCCAGACGGCAAACCGATCGTCGCGCAGCCGGGAGACGACCCCAGCGATGATCCGGGCGTAGGCGTCGAAGAAGGCGTCCTTGCCCAGCGTAGACAGATCGGCCGGATCGTCGGAATAGACCTCGAGGTTCCAATAGGGTGGGCAGCTGAAGATCAGATCGGCATCCACGTCTTTCGCCAGCTCGGCGATATCCCGGCTGTCGCCGGTGATCCACTGCGGAGCCGGGCCTGCGCCCAGCGCCGCCTGTGCCTGATTGGCGGCGACCTGTTCGGCCCGGAGTTCGATCCCGACATAAGCCCGGCCCAGCTGGGAGGCGACAATGCCGCGAACCGAGCCGCCCGCGAAGGGATCAAGCACTGTGCCGCCCTGTGGGCAGAACCAGCGATAGGCGATTTCGCAAAGGACGGGATCGAAGATCGAAGTGCCTGAGGCGGTTGCGGCGTCCGAGGCTTGGTAATGATCGGCGAGGAAGGCTTCGGTGGTCAACTCGTGGCCCAGTTCGGCCTCCTTGGCGCGCTTCTTGGCATAGAAGCTGGGATCGCCCGACGAATGCGACGGCATCAGCACGCCGCCGTTGGTTTTGTCGGCCCCAACCACATGCTCGCCGCGCATCAGGTCCTGGCCGAAGGTGCGGGCGAGGGATTTAGCCATGTGAAGCCTCCTTTTTCTGGCGGCGGGCGGTGGCGGCCTTGGCGACCTGATCGGCCAGGCCACCGCCGCCGAGGACCGCCCCATCGTTGAACGCTTTGGCAGCGCCGGGTTTGTAATCCTTGCGCGATCCGTTGCCGGGCATCGGACTGCCGCCCGGGCAGGCGCGATCGCCCTCGCCGCGGCCGAGTTCTGAGCGGATGCCCATATCCAGCCAGGCCCGCTTGCGATCCTGCCACCAGCCTTTGCGGGCATCGAGGATCGAGAAGGGCGGGATACCAAAACGCGCGGCCAGGCTGCCGGACGAAGACGGGACGGGTTCTGATCCTGCGCCCACCATGCCGCCGCCTTGCCCCTCGACGCCCAGCGCGCCCGCATCACCGAATTCAAACCCCGCAAGCAATTCGTCGAGTTCAGCCTCGTCGAAGCCGATCATGTCCAGATCGAAGTTTTCATCGCGCAGCGCGGCCAGTTCCGAGGCCAGCATCGCGTTGTCCCACCCAGCGTTTTCAGCAATCCGGTTGTCCGCGAGGATCAGGGCCCGACGCTGGGCCTCGGACAGATGGTCCAGAACGATCACCGGCACCTGCGCCAGGCCGAGAGTTTGCGCTGCCATCAACCGCCCGTGCCCGGCGATGATCACGTCGTCCTCGCCGATCAGGATCGGGTTGGTGAACCCGAACTCGGCGATCGAGGCCGCGATCTGCGCCACCTGATCGGCGGAATGGGTGCGGGCGTTGCGGATGTAGGGCACCAGCCGGGCGGTTTTCATCATGTCGATCTGCAAGGGAATGATCTCCGGAAAAGGAAAAGGCCCGGTGATGAACACCGGGCCAGTTGAGGCAGGGCAGGGAGGCAGAAACGGCGATCGGTGGGTGCGTGCGTACCTGCGAACCCAAGAGTGCGCACCCAAGGCGCGAACCCAGAAAAAATGTTTGACGCTAGAGACTTACCGCGCCTCTGCCCCCCGCATACACCTCAGGCCCGGGTGGAACCGGGGGCCGGGGGGGCATCGCGAGGGGCGCGGGGCGCGATCCGGAGCGGGACAACCGATCCGCACAAGTCTTCCGAGCATAGGGAATATATGCCCTGAAAGTGTTGCATCTGTCGCGCCCGAAGTTCGACAAGTTTTCCCGTCATAACAACGTGCCCGACCCGGTTTCGTCCGGTTTGACCACGTTCTTATCCGCCGCTCTTTTTGGCGCGCTCGCCTTGCGGCCTGATTTCTCAAGCGTGTTCAGATGCTTGGCGATGGTGAGGAGCGACGCCGCCCAACGTCGCCACGCGGTCGATCGCACCACTCCAGCGCGTATGCAGACCTGCCGCCACCGCACGCCTTCCGCCCGCAGCCAGACGATCCGCGCATCCTCAGGGTCAAGCCAGGCCAGCCAGCCGATGCAATCCTCCATCCGCTGGATATCGCGGGCGCTGGGCACCACACGCATCCGCACCTCGTCGTAGCCGTAGGCCTGCTTTGCATCGTGGACATATTCCGGCCAGGACTGCCCGTAGCCCTTGGAGCCAGAGCCGGGCGGGTTCGGCAGGCGGCGCAGGGTGAGGGCGGCATCCTCAAACTGATCTTCGATTTCGCGGGGTGTGATGGGCATCAGGGTTTCCAATCTGGTCAGTAAATTTGGTGGGCGCGCAGCGTGGCTTCGGTCACCAGCCCCGCCTGCAGCAGGGCGTCCCGGGTTGTGTTGTTCACAGCACTGGGCGGGACGAAGCGGCCGGAGTTGAGCCACTCGGCTGTTCGCTTCAGCACGTCTTGCGGATTGATTGGAGCGCTGGCCGTGGCCACCGTTCCAGTTTCCCCAGCACTTTTCGCCCTCGCCGCCAGCGCTATCCTCTGGGCGTGGCACTTTGCGATGGCCTGGGTGAAATACGACCATGTCCGGATTGGGTCGGTGCGTGCCTGCTTGGTTCGGTCGGCAAGCGTGGGCAGGATGTCGGCGGTAAGGTCGTAGCCTGCTGCCAGCCAATCTGCGATCACCGGTCGGGTGGTGACAATGGCAATCCTGGCCGAGGCGCTGAGCCCCGGGCCGCAGGCCGCAAGGCAGGCGGCCTCCGCATCAGCTGCGGGAGCGGCGCCTTGGTCAGAGACGGGTTCGGAAGATACCCTCGCGGGCACGTCACGCGCAGTAGTAGTTCTTTTTAGTATCTTTGAAGTATCAAGGGCGGCCACTGTGGCCGGGGGGTCCGGGTCTGGTGGCCGGTTGTCAAGCGGCCGCGTTGGCCGGTTGTCGCCGTTGGCCGGTTGGTCCGAAGCGTCGATTTCGGCGCCATCTGGACCGTCATCCAGCATGCCGGGAGGGGCCGGTTTGCGCCCATCAAAAGCCGCAAGCAGGATCATGTCTGACTGGCGGCTGCCGTTGCCGCGGCGGCGGACGATACGCCGGATCACGCCGCGCCGCTCCATGTCGGCCAGCACCCGACGCACCGTGCGCTCGCCCAGCGCGGTCTGATCGGCGAGGGTTTTCTGCGACGGCCAACTGACGCCGAACTCATTGGCATAGTTGGCCAGCACGAGGAGCAGCACCTTCTCGGTGACGCTGCCCGCGGCATAGTCCAGCGCCCAGGTGATCGCCTGAACGCTCATAGCGCGGCCGTCACCGTGAGGCGTTTCACGATGGCCGCCATCAGGGCGATCCGCTTGTCGGCGTCAGCCTGGCGCATTGTGCCTGCCCGGACGCTGGCCCAGTAGACCTGCCTGCGCATGTCCAACTCGCGCTGGGCCTCGGCGATCAGGGCGGTGACGGGGATCGTGCCGATAGGGATGATCTGAGCCATGATCACCCCCTCAACGCCGACCGGCGACAGCGCGACTGACACCGGCCTTGCGGGCCTCCTGATCGCGCAGCCAGTCCCTGACGGCCTCCATGCGGTAAAGTACTTTGCGCCCCACCCGGACGCAGGGCGGGCCTATGCGGCGGGTCTCCCATCGCTGCAGCGTATCGACCGACAGGGTCAGTTCGCGGGCAAGGTCCGTGCGGTTCAGCCAGCCGGTTAACAAGCCGGTGTCGATGTAAGGTGCAGCTGAGTCTGCGTCCTTCAAGCCAATGTTCTTCATGTCTTTTCTCCATCACCGACGCCCCCTGATCGGGGCGCTAAAATCGGTTCTGAGAGACAAGCACGGGCAGGGCACCGGCAAAGAGGCAGAAACCGGCAGAAACAAACCGGCAATTCTGCCGGTCATTTTATCCACCGTTTTCGGAGCGGCGCCTTCGGATTTCATTTTGAACAAACATGGAACTCTGACAACTTGGGGGCGAGCAGTTCACAACCAGAATCGCCAAATGATCACCCCCGCTGACAGGTTGGGGGCAGGCTTCGTGCGTTGCGCAGCCACGATCATATTGGGGGTCACAACAGGAGGCAGGCATGGCGTTTCCGGCGCAGTACTTCTATTCGATTCTTGATGTTGCAGGGCGGTGGGGCTGCAGCCAGACCGAGGTGGTGAACTGGGCCATCTCAGGTGAGCTTGATCTCGTGGCAGGATTTTCGCCTATCCTTTTCGGGGACGAACCGGCCGCCGGGCTGCTGGTTGTGTCTGCCTCGGACGTGCGGCCATTGTTCCGTCCATTCGGCAAAGCGGCAAAGAAGGTCTTCATCAAGCAGGCGCGTCCGGTCGGCTCTGACGCGCTCAAACTAATCACCGATCCAGCCTGCGGTGTGCGGTTGACTGCGGCGGACATCATGATCACCGCCCGCGAAATCGACCGGTTTGAGGATGTAAATGGGATCGGTCGGACCCGCCACGCAGGGCCAGGCGCACCGGGGCGATACGACTGGGAAGGCTTTCACATGGCCCTGTTCAAACGCATCTATACTGGCGGATTTCCATTGCAACAGCGTGACTTAGTTCTTGAAATGCAGGAATGGTTCATCGCCAACTCAGCCGATGGCGAGGCGCCAGACGAGAGCACGATCCGCCGCCGGATCAAGGCTATCTGGCAGGAACTGAACCCCAGCTAAGCTTGATGCTGCCGACACCGCAAAACGACCGGCAGAATTGCCGGTTTGTTTCTGCCGGTTTCCGCCTCTCTGCCGGAGCCCTTCAAAGTGCAGGTTGCTCTTTGCCGATTCTCTACGCTCAGTCGGTGTGAAAAGGAGGACCATCATGGGAACGCATTTGACGGAACGTGTTGTAAAGGCTGCCGAAATTGGAACCCGGAAGTATGTGATCTTTGACGAGGGCTGCGCAGGCTTTGGCCTGTGCGTGTTCTTGTCCGGCCGCAAGACCTTCATCCTGATTTACCGCGCCGCCGGGCGGCAGCGGCGCATGACGATCGGCACATGGCCGAGCTGGTCGGTGACTGCCGCCCGGGACGAGGCAAAGCGCCTGAAGCGCGATATTGATCGCGGGGAGGACCCGATGGATACGCGGACCAACGCCCGGCACGCGCCCATCGTTGAAGAACTGATTGAGCGGTATATCGACGAACATCTGCCGAAGCTGTCGGCTTCCAGCAGCAAAGATCAGGCCAGCATGCTCAAGACGTTGGTCTTGCCGGACTGGCGATCGCGCAAAGTTACGGACATCACGGCGACCGATGTCGACCGGCTGCTGACCAAGATTGCGGCAGGGCGGCCTCGGGTCTGGAAGAAGTCTGTCAAACCGGTCAAGGCGCACCTTGCCTCCAAAACAATTCGGCCAAAACTAAAGCCTGTGGCGAAAACCTTCAAGCCAACCCCGGTGCGGGCAAATCGTGTGGGCGAAGTGTTGCGCAAGATGTTCAGCCTGGCCGTCACGTGGAAAATGCGGACCGACAATCCCGCCACCAGTTTCCGCAAGCGCCCTGAAACGGCCCGCGAACGGTTTCTCTCCTTCGACGAAATCCAGCGCCTCGCCGAGGCGCTGTGCGCCGACCCCGATCAGCGCGCCGCCGGGATCATTCGCCTCTGCATGCTGACCGGTGCGCGCTGTGGCGAGGCCCGGACCGCCACCTTCGACCAATTCAACCTTGATCTGGCAATCTGGACCAAGCAGGCCGCCTACACCAAACAGCGCCGCGTCCACCGTGTGCCGATTTCGCATGAGGCCGTGGCCTTGATCCGCCTGCGCGGCGATGCCGTGCCAAAGGGCTGCCCGTTCTTGTTCCCCGGTGATGTGCCCGGCCAGCCAGTGGTTGATCTCAAGCGCTTCTGGGAGCGGATGCGCGCACAGGCCGATATCCCCGACGTCCGCATTCATGATCTGCGTCATACATTTGCGTCTCTGCTGGTCTCCGGCGGGGCATCGCTGGAAATGATCGGACGGCTGCTCGGCCACACCCAGATCGGCACAACCCAGCGCTATGCCCACCTGATCGACTCGCCACTGCGCGCCGGGGTGAACGCGGTGGGGGAAATGCTGAAGCCGAGGTTGAAGGTGGTGGTGGGCTGACCGTGGCCTTGCGACGCTTTGCCTGCACACAACCATAAGTTTTTGACGTAACCACTATTAGAACACGTTCGGCATCGCCGATAGGCGTTGCCCAGCGCGGTGAATCCCGTTTAAGCTCGTAATTCAAAGCATTTATCCGATTTACCGCTCTGACGGTGCGTCGCGCAACCGGGACAGGACCGCATGGAAAAGCGATCGCTCAGTGAGCGGGACATCTGTACTAAGTTCATCACACCGGCGCTGCGAAGTGCGGGTTGGGACGAAATAAACCAGATTCGCGAAGAAGTCAGTTTCACAAAAGGTCGGATTATTGTTCGTGGCAAATTGGTGAGTCGGGGCAAAGGCAAGCGCGCGGATTACATTCTGTCGGTCAAGCCGAACATTCCGATCGCGCTGATTGAGGCGAAAGAGAATACTCAAGCCGTCGGGGCTGGGCTGCAGCAGGGCTTGGAATATGCGGAAACACTCGGCATTCCTTTTGTGTTTTCATCAAATGGCGATGGCTTTGTTTTTCACGACCGAACCGGCATGAGCGCGACGCCGGAGATATCGTTAACGCTAGACCAGTTTCCCTCGCCCGATGAACTCTGGGCGCGATGTCGAAAATGGAAAGGACTTTCTGACGCCGCATCAGCCGTAGCCCTACAAGATTATTTCGACGACGGCAGCGGCAAAGCCCCGCGCTATTATCAGATCAACGCTGTCAATGCAGCCATCGAGGCGATAGCCAAGGGGCAGGATCGGGTTTTGCTCGTTATGGCGACAGGGACCGGCAAAACCTACACAGCGTTTCAGATTATCTGGCGGCTTTGGAAGGCGGGTCAGAAAAAGCGCATCCTGTTTCTGGCAGACCGTAACGTGCTGATCGATCAGACTATGGTGAACGATTTCCGGCCGTTTGCAGGCAATATGGCTAAGCTGTCCACTCAGGCGAAAACCATCGAACGCGCCGACGGCACCTCAACCGACGTCACGCTGGCCCTGGACAAGCGCCGCAGGATCGACACGTCCTATGAAATCTACCTCGGCCTCTATCAGGCGATCACCGGCCCCGAAGAAAGCCAAAAGCTCTACAAGGAGTTCTCACGGGATTTCTTTGATCTGATTGTCATTGACGAGTGCCACCGTGGCAGCGCTGCGGACGATTCCGCCTGGCGGGAAATTCTCGCGCATTTCTCTACAGCTGCCCAGATCGGCCTGACCGCCACGCCAAAAGAAACGGAATACGCCTCAAATATCGATTACTTTGGGGCTCCGGTTTACAGCTACTCCTTAAAGCAAGGCATCCGCGATGGCTTTCTTGCCCCCTACAAGGTGATCAAGGTCCACATCGATCGCGACGTCCAAGGCTACCGGCCGGTCCAAGGTCAGCTCGACCGCGATGGGGAAGAGGTCGAAGATCGCATCTACAACACCAAGGATTTTGACCGGACATTGGTGCTGGACGATCGCACCAAATTGGTTGCTCAGAAAATCACTGAGTTCCTCAAGCAAAGTGGCGACCGGATGGCGAAGACCATCGTCTTCTGCGTCGACCAGGAACACGCTGCCCGCATGCGTCAGGCGCTGATCAATGAAAACGCCGATCTGGTGGCGCAGAACCATCGCTATGTTATGCGGATCACCGGTAATGACAAAGAGGGCCTCGATCAACTGGGCAACTTCATTGACCCCGAGGCAGCCTACCCGGTGATCGTTACGACCTCGCGCCTCCTGTCCACTGGCGTAGATGCACAGACGTGTCGTCTGATCGTGCTTGACCGCGAAGTAGGCTCAATGACCGAGTTCAAGCAGATCATCGGCCGCGGCACCCGTGTGCATGAAGACACCCAGAAACTGTTCTTCACCGTGATGGATTTCCGCGGCGCGACCAGTCATTTTGCCGATCCGGAGTTTGATGGCGAGCCGGTCCAGATTTACCAACCCGGCCCGGGCGATCCGATCATGCCGCCAGATGATGCGCCGCAGACAGGTGAAGATGGCGAACCGCTGCCACCAGAGCCCGGTGGCGATGAAACCGTGCTGATTGATCCCGTGGACCCGTTTGGTGGCACGACTGGCGGCAATCCTGTGCGCAAGGTCTATATCGATGGGGTAGGGGCCCTGATCGTGGCCGAACGGATCGAATATCTGGATGAGAACGGTAAGCTGGTCACAGAATCCTTGCGCGACTACACCCGTAAGGCATTGCAAAAGCAGTTCACCAGTCTTGATGCCTTCCTGAAACGTTGGAATGGTGAACAGCGCAAGGAAGCTGTGTTTGAGGAACTGGAAGCCGAGGGCTTGCCGATCGATTTCATCGCGGCCGAACTTGGAAAGGATCTCGATCCTTTCGATCTCATCTGCCACATTGCTTTTGATGCCAAACCGCTGACTCGGCGTGAGCGGGCCGAAAGCGTCAAGAAACGCGACGCCTTCACAAAGTACGGGCCGCAAGCGAGGGTCGTGCTTGAAGCCCTGCTTGAAAAATATGCCGACGAGGGTGTCTTGAACCTCGACGATCCCGGCGTCCTGAAGATCGCTCCGTTCAGCGGAATGGGAAGCGTGGTTGAACTCATCCGCGCTTTCGGGGGAAAACCGGGCTTTGAACAGGCGGTCCACGACCTGCAATCTGCCATCTACGAAGAAAGCGCATAAAGAATGTCCGTCCGAACCCTCGTCAAATCCATCCAAGACATTATGCGCAAGGACACTGGCGTCGACGGTGATGCCCAGCGCATCAGCCAGCTTTGCTGGATGTTCTTCCTGAAAATCATCGACGATCAGGATCAGGAACTTGAGCTGACCAAAGACAACTACACCTCGCCCATCCCGCTCGATCTGCAATGGCGTGCTTGGGCGGCCAATCCCGAAGGCATCACCGGCGATGCCCTTTTGGATTTCGTCAACCTGAACCTCTTCACCAAACTGAAATCCCTGCCCACCGCCGCTGGCCCCCGCGCCAAGGTGGTGCGCGATGTGTTTGAAGACGCCTACAACTACATGAAATCCGGCCAGCTGATGCGGCAGATGATCAACAAGATCAACGAGGTCAATTTCAACAACCTCACCGAACGCCAGCATTTCGGCGACATCTACGAACAGATCCTGAACGACCTGCAGAACGCCGGAAACGCGGGCGAATACTACACCCCCCGCGCCGTCACTGCCTTTATGGTCCAGCAGATCGACCCCAAGCCCGGTGAGGTCATGTTTGACCCCGCCTGCGGCACCGGCGGCTTTCTGACCTGCGCCATGCGCCACATGCGCGACAATTACGTCAAACGCCCCGAGCATGAGGCGCTGATGCAGGCCTCCCTTCGTGCTGTGGAAAAGAAACCGCTGCCCCACATGCTTTGCGTCACAAACATGCTGCTGAACGGGGTGGAGGAGCCGAATTTCGTGCGCCACGACAACACCCTGGCCCGCCCGCTGGTCAGCTGGACCAAGGATGAACGCGTCGACATCGTCCTGACCAACCCGCCCTTTGGCGGCAAGGAAGAGGACGGGATCGAAGGCAACTTCCCCACCTTCCGCACCCGCGAAACCGCCGATCTGTTTCTGGCTCTGATCATTCGCCTTCTGAAATCGGGTGGCCGCGCCGCTGTGGTGCTGCCCGATGGGTCGCTGTTTGGCGAAGGCATCAAGACCCGCCTGAAAGAACACCTGATGGAGGAGTGCAACCTGCACACCATCGTGCGGCTGCCGAACTCGGTCTTCAAACCCTATGCCTCCATCGGCACCAACCTGCTGTTCTTTGAAAAGGGCACGCCCACGCAGGACATCTGGTATTGGGAACACCGCGTGCCCGAGGGGCAAAAGGCCTATTCGATGACCAAACCGATCCGGCTGGATCATCTGGATGATTGCGCCGCATGGTGGGGCGGGGCCGCGCGGGCGGGCAGGGTGGAAGGCCCGCAGGCGTGGAAGGTGACGGCGGATGAGGTTAAGGCCCGCGGCTATAACCTTGATATCAAGAACCCCCACACCGTCGCCGCCGATCATGGTGACCCCGAAACCCTGCTGGCCGATCTGGGCCGCGCCGAGGCCGAGGTGGCCGCCCTGCAGGGTCAGCTAAAGGCAATCCTAACCGAGGCGCTGGTGCGATGAAGGATACGCACCTAACCGCCGCCCGTCTGCTGGCGCTTTATGATCAGGTGGCCGAGGCCGAAGACGCCATCCCCCGCCTGCGCCGCTTTGTGCTGGACCTTGCCGTGCGGGGCAAACTAGTGGCGCAGGATGCGGGCGACGAGCCTGCGGCGGAGTTGTTGAAGCGGATTGCGAAGGAAAAGGCGCGGCTGGTGAAGGCGGGGGAGATTAGAGCCAGTAAAGTCGCCAATCCGCCGATGTCCGAGGTGTTGTATGATCTGCCCGCGAACTGGGCTTGGGCATCGCTAGGGACGATTTTCAATTATGATGCAGGCGACAAGCGTGATCCCAAGGCGCTGGACAAAGCAATGTGGCTTCTTGAGCTTGAAGACCTCGAAAAAGATACCGGAAGGCTCGTTGATAGGGTCCTTGCGGGTCAGCGCGAGTCGCAAAGCACGAAGTCTGAGTTTCGCAAAGACGATATACTTTACGGCAAACTACGTCCCTATCTGAACAAGGTGATCGTGGCTGATCAGCAGGGATATTCGACGACTGAAATCGTCGCCATTCGCCCGTTTGTGGCGCTGTGCTCGGAATATTGCGCCTTGGCGTTGCGCCGACCTGACTTCGTAGATTATGTGACGCGGCTGGGCCAAGGCACCAAGATGCCGCGCCTTCGGACGGAAGATGCTGTGGTCGCGCCTTTCCCCCTCCCACCCCTCGCCGAGCAGCGGCGGATTGTGGGGCGGGTGGATGAGCTTATGGCGCTGTGTGATCAGTTGCAGGCGGCGCGGGCGGGGGAAAGGGCGGTGCGCGACCGTCTGACCACCGCCACCCTGTCGCGCCTGACCGACCCCGATCAACCGCCCGAAGCCGCCCCCCAAAACGCTCGCTTCGCCCTGCACTCCCTGCCCACCCTCACCACCCACGCAGCCCAAATTAAAACCCTCCGCCAAACCATCCTGAACCTCGCCGTGCGGGGAAAGCTGGTGGCCCAAGACCCAACCGACGAACCGGCAGCGGAGTTGTTGAAGCGGATTGCAAAAGCCAAAGCTCTTCGTGTCAAGGCAGGTCAAATTCCGAAGAAAGCCGACCCAGTTCGCGACCCCGTTTGGGGTCAAGGGATTGGGCCTTCGGGCTGGTCCGAAATTGCCCTTGGCCAAGTCACTGATGTTATCACAAGCGGCTCCCGTGGATGGGGAGAGTTCTATTCAAAGACCGGCCCCGGCTTTGTCCGGGCGCAAAACATCCGTTTCGGTAAGTTGCGCCTCGACGATCTCGCGTGCGTCAACCCGCCATCCAACTCCGAAGGAAGCCGGACGCAGGTTGTTCGGAATGATCTGCTGATTGTCATTACCGGGGCTGGCGTCACAAATCCGGCCTTGTTAGACCAAGATTTGGGCGAGGCCTATGTAAGTCAGCATGTAGGTCTAGTCCGCCCCAGCGATACCGCGTTGTCCCCATGGCTTCTGCATTGCCTTTTGGCTGATTCAGGCGGTCGGGCAGAACTGGTCAAACGTGCTTACGGCGCAGGCAAGCCGGGATTGAATCTCGACAACATTCGCAATCTAACGATTCCCCTCCCACCCCTAGCCGAACAACACCGCATCGTGGCCCGCGTCGATGCCCTGATGGCGCTCTGTGATCAGCTGGAATCCAGCCTCACCACCGCCACCACCACCCGCTCCCGCCTCCTCCAAGCCCTCCTGCACGAGGCGCTGGGCCACAAACTTGAGGCGGCTGAATGAGTTTGATCGTGGTACGTCTCAACCTCGGCCATTTTGGCACTGGTGACCTAAAAATCACTCTGTCGAAGGCTGAGGATCTGGAAAAGGCCAAGTTCCTGCTCGAACTCAGCTGCGGAGCGTCCTGAATGCTGGAGGAGCCAGAGCGAAGGGGCTTGTTGTCGAGGTTCTTTCCAAGGGCTTCGCTGCCTTCGTCTGCGGGTGCGCCCGAGGGTCAAAGCCAGTCAACTTGGGCAGATAATCACAAGCGTCCGGTCCATAGCCTTGTCACAAAAGTGCTGCGAGAGAGCGACTGTCTTATTGTGACGGGTTACCAAGACTTCTTGTCGTCTCTGGCATATCTTATTGAAACTGTTGGGGGCATCGGCGATCGACCAGCGGGTAGTATCCGCATGGTGTTCGGAACGAACACTGACTCTAGCCGTCAGGTTGGTGCACGAGGTCGCCCGGCTGCTGAAGAGGCTCGGGCTTATTTCCTGGGCTCTCAGGGCCTTTCGGTAGGTGATCTGGCCGACCTCCGCGCAGTTTTGGCGATCGAGGCAATTGAGCGCGGAACGATTGCCCTACGAGTTTTCGATCCCGATATCGCCCAAGGCGTTGTCGGCCGACGGCCGCCGATGTTGCATGCCAAGCTGGTAATCGGGGACGGCCATGCACTATCGGGTTCATCAAACTTCTCGAACGGTGGTTTGCGGCGGAACCTCGAGTTTGTCGATGATGCAGCCGCCTCGCCCGATCTTGCCGCGGCACGGCGCGAAGCTGCAGAGCGCTTTTGGGAGATGGGCCGGGATTGGACGGAAGAGGCCCTCGCGATTCTGAGGTCGCTTGTAAGGCTCGTCTCGCCGGAGGAGGCAGTGGCCCGCACGGTCATCGAAGCGACCAGTTTTATGCCGTGGATCGCTGCGGGAGACACAACCGCCGGGCGTCCGCCGCAGCAGTTTCAGGCCGACCTGATCTACGAGGCTGCGGGAACCATCCATGAACAAGGCTTCGCCTTTGTCGAAGCGCCAACAGGGGCAGGCAAGACAGATATTGGAAAGCACTTGGCAGCGTTGCTGCCTGTGGCTCACGACCAAACCGTCTTTTCTTGGGGCGAACGTGCTGACCAACGCCGCCTCGGGTCCATCGCCCTAATTCCAGCCAGCGTGTTCAGCAACTGGACGACGAATGCGCCTGTGAACTTCAAACCGATAAAACACAGCTACCTTTCCAAGACAAAGGCGTCTGAAAATCAGGAGTTGGAACTCATCAATCGAGATGTTCGGTCGGCTGCGGGCATGATCGTCGACGAAAGCCACAGACTGAGTTCCCGGTTCCTTGCACCTTCGAACCGGTCACTGGTCTTTGAGCGGACACCGGCGATCTGGACGGCTTGTCTGTCGGCAACGCTGATGGGGAACCAAGGTTTGGACGGCCTATTAGCCTTCCATGAAAAGCGTGCATCAATCTACGTTCCGCCCGTGATCACCGAACAGATCAATGTCCATTTCAGCCGCGTGCGGGAACGAGGCGCACTTGTTGCCGAACTTGCGGCCCAGAAACGGAAGATTGAGGAACAACAACGACAGCCCGACCTATTCGAGAGCGAAAACGTTCTGCAGGAAAAGATCGAGACGTTAGAGCGCACGGTTGAGGGAAGGGGCCTCCAACTTAGAAGGCTACAGGCCGAATTGGCGGATGCCTTAGCGCCTTACGTTGTGCGGCGGCAGCGCGCTTGCATCGGGGAAAGTCGGCAGCGCAGCGACGGGTCCTTCAAGTATCCGGCGATCAAGAGTGAACGGCGCGACGCCGACCTGACGGACGATCAACAAAAGGTCATCACCCGGATCAAACAGCTGGCAGAGGCGATCACTTCTGGGGTTACCCTCGTCTCAGCGGACCCGCAGCGCGCGGCACAGACTGAAATCAAGTTCCACGATAAGTCGCGCATTCACATCCGCAACTTTCTGGCACTTCTCCGCGCGTCGATCACGTTTGCTAGGATCGAGTGGGTGCGCGAACGGGATACGGAAGCAGATCAACGAGGGCGCCGCTCCCTGGGTGAAAGCCTACGCCAGGCGGAGCGATACAGCCGCCGTCCGCTAGCCGTGCCTCTGGGCGAGCTCCAAGGTGAACTCGCTGACACTGAAGTCACGAGTGAAACGCCGATTTGCGACCGCTTAGGCCGTCTGTTGCACCATACCTGCCTCGATGAGATCGATACGGCGCGCGCCGAGCAGATGCGGGAAATTTTGAGCAAACACGGGCATGCCATCTTTCTCGCGGAGCGCGTCGGCGTTCTTGAGGTTTACGCGAACCTCTTGGGCGGGCATCGTGGACGTGGGCCGGAGGTCTTCGTTGTTGCCCCAGGAGCGAAGATCAAGACTGGCAAGAAATTGCACCATCTGCGATCCGGCGCAGAGGCGCAGGAATATTTCAGCCTGAATGGCAGTAAACGCGCGCCCATGGCTCAGCGCGCAATGTTTCTCACCTTCCAAATGGCGGAGGGGATCAATCTGCAGACTGCGTCAGCGCTAGGCATCCTTGGTGTCACGTCTGATATCAAGAGCCTGATCCAGGGGCTTGGGCGTATCGACCGGATCGACAGTCCGCATTCGACAATCCACTACTTCACATTTGACCTGCCAGGGCTTGTTCTGTCGTCGGACAAAAAGGCTCGGGGCCGCGTTGAAAACATCGCTCTCTTGTCGGGTGTCGGTGCGGATGATCTGGCGTCCGAGATTGTGGAATTTGCGGCAGGGGACCTGACTGACCTTGTTCTCACTCAAATCAAGAAGCCGCGGATACTACGTCCGAACAACTACTTCGATCAGGTTGAGGCGCTGAAGCGTGAGGTCTCGGACGATGTCATGCGACGCGTTGGAAGCGCGAAACCGAAAGGTTTGTGGGGTGCAGAGCTTTGTTTGCTGACAACTTCAAGACCGGTGACGATTCTCATGTTAGGAGGACGCACTGGCGATCTGCGCAATCCACATGTCCAGGCGCCCCGCCTTCTTCTCCTCAGGGAGAGTGAAGACCAGACCGAGATCAGCGGAGACCAAGCAGACGCAGCGCGGCATCTTGTCGAAGCATTTCATGAAACGAAACGGCTCGGTCTGCATGTTAAGGCGCCGCAGCTCGATCAGGTCTCCGGGCTATTGTCGAACTTTGCTGAGACCCTGCCCAATCTAACGCATTGGGATATTCGGCCTGCCAGAACGGTTTCGATCCTCGCATCGCTCGCACGGTTTATGTCTGGTCAATCCGTACTCGATGGTGGGCGATCGATCTTCGGGGATCTGACTCTGCCCGCGCTCGAGAAACTTGCTGAGGCGTGGGCCCAGGAGCTTGATCCGTCCTGGATTGAAGCCAAGCAGGCAATTAGTGACCGAAGCGTCAAGGACAGGACCATTCCAGACTATCTGGGCATATCGTCGATCGAGGAGTTGTTTTACTTGCAACCTGCAAGCGATCTGGACCAGATCCGAGCACGCGCTGAAAAGCTCCTCGACTTCTGCCGATCGGCCTCCGAGGGGCAGTCCACAAGCGTCCTAGATCGGGTCAGCACGGTATTCGTCGGTCGACCGGGGCTTTAGAATTGTCGATTGCGAGATTTCGGGTCAACAATAGGTCAACCTGTTTAACCACCTCGTTCCCCGTTTGGACCCGTCCGCAGCGGTTGGTTGCGGCGCGATGCGGTTAGAAAGCGTCGACACTTCAAGGGGTTATCGCGTAACCTATTGAAATCAAACGATGGCTGCTCTTCCGGCAGATGGGGCTCATAACCTGAAGGTCGTAGGTTCAAATCCTACTCCCGCAACCAAATATCTTTGTAAAATCAAAGACTTAAATGTTGAGCGTTTCGCTTGTGTATAGCATGCGCAGTTTTACATCAACGCCACCTCAACGTTTGACGAGTCCCCCCTGAAAAGCGGGGGCTTTTTGCGTCTGGCAGGCTCGAAAACCTTGTGGCACGATCAGGCCATGATCGAGTTCCGCACCCTTTCCGATAGCCACCCTGATCTCGCGCATTCGCCAATGCTGCGCGCGGCGCTGTTGACGCTCCAGTACGCGCAGGAGCACGGGGCCATTGGTTTGACAAAGACCAAGGCGTTCAAGCGCGTATTCGTGCACTGGGCGGTTGAGCATTTTGACTGGCCCGACAGCAGCGCGGAGGAGATGTTCCGCTATAACAAGGTCATCAACGAATATGAGTTCCCACCGCTTGAGGTGCTGCATTACGTTCTGATCACCCTCCGTCTGGGGCGGCACTTCAAAGGCGCGTTCAAGCTGACCAAGCGCGGCGCAGATCTGGCACAGGCGCCGGGCAAGCTATTTGCCGAGCTGATCCCGTTCTTTGTCCTGAAACTCGACCACGCCTCCTACGCCCGCTTTGAAGAGCGCCCCTTCGGGAAGTGGGATGTCTGGATGAATGTGATCAATGTCGAGGCCAACCTCGGCACCACCGAACGCGAACTGTTCGCGGCGTTCTATGGCCAAGAGCATGACTGGGATAATGCCGGATGGCGAGAGATGGCCGCCTTCTCATCCTGTGTCTTGCATCCGCTGGAATGGGCCGGGTTGCTTGTCCAGACCCGTGAAGAACGCAACGGCAAGCATGTGCACCACGTCTTCAAGACGCCCCTGTGGCGCAGCGCCCTGAAATTGGACACCGACGAAATGTTGCAGCCAATGAAGGTTCAGTAAGCCGCCAATGAGAGCGGGCGTTCGCGATCGGTGCAGCGAAGGTTTCAAATGAGCCCAATCTGACCGATGCTGCACAGCGGACCAAGGTCCGCTTCCGCAATCAAACGTTGATGAGGTGATTGTCCCAAGATAGATGCGGTTTAACGACTGCTGGTAGCGAGTGAAAACTCAAGAGCTTGCGCCTCAAAAAGCTAGCGTTTTACACCGCAGCCAAGGTCCGTAATGAACAATCAGGTCAGAATCCAACGTTTGTGTCATCGGCCCATACGAGCGTTTTTGGAACC